CTTGCCTTCCAAGCGGTCTACAAGTTCAACGTCAATGATGTTGTACTCTACAAACTTCTGCCAGTTACCAGTATAGAAATCTTTAAACGTATCAAACTCAGAGTGATCGAGTTTTTTCTGTCCGAGTTCTACATTAGCAATATGATCCAGTCGATAGGATTCCTGTGCTTTATAAGTAAACTTCTTATACAAATCCATGTAGTCTAGTTGAGAGAGACCGCCCACTTCAAATGCGATATTCTTTCTCCCCATAATATAAACTTCTTGCTGCTTCACAAGACCCCAAGGAGAAAACTTCTTCATGGCTTTCTCACCAAGGACTCTATTGATTCGTCCACAGATATATGGGATATCATATAGTTGCACATTCCATCCAGTAATAATGTCTGGATAGTTGTGCTCCCACCAATCCAAGAATTTATTGAGCATAGTATATTCATCACCACAATAAATGTAGTTGACGTTCTCTTGACTATTCTTGAAAGGTTTTACACCCCACACAATAATCTTTTTTGTATTGTAATCTTGAATAGCAATCGTTAGCATCTCTTCTGCAACAGATTCCGTATCTGGAAATCCATATTCAGCAGAGACCTCAATATCAATTGTAAGCAGTTTAATTTTAGATATATCAAATTTTATTTCTTTCTCAGGATACATCTCAGAAATATACTGGCTCACATACCGATCATTTCCATAGACCTTAAATCCTTCAACCTCTTTATACTTCTCACAAAATTCCCTACAATCACGAACAGTTCCTGGTTTAATTGGTTCTACATACTCACCTTCAAGAGTTTTATATCGAGTTTCTTTTTTAGAAGGAACATAAAAAGTAGGATTGAAGTCATCCTTGTACATTACCCTCTGACCATTTTCATATCCTCTGACCAGGAATTTACTCCCGATCATCTGGACATTAGTGTAGAATTTCATTAGTTACGTTTAGATGACGAATAGACATTTCAAATTTTTTGTTTCCGATCTCACCAAGATCAACTTTCTTACCAGTGTAAGTCTCGTAAGAAATTAAAAACAATGTATAAAGGTGCCAGTGTACGGGAGGAATGTACTGAGGAGACAAACATAGATGCATGTGATCAAAATGATAATCCATTATATCATACTCTTCCTTTGTCGTAACACGCATGTTAGGTATGAGCCCCTGATAATATTTTAAATCAGTAGGATCTAAATCAGCGATAGCGTGCTCATTGGTAATCCAGGTATAAGATTTAACTCTATTTTGAGATCTTAGATAAGCAATCCAGTTCCCTTCGTCAACATCATCATAATTTTTAATGTGGTGATAGTCGTGCTTAAGTCCTTTAATGGAACGAGTTCTTTTTGGATATTCATCTGGATGAATCATATCACCATGATATAAAACATCATGGTGATGATCTACATTGATAATTTCTAAATCCGTCCTATCTCCAATACTATAAAGGATGTTATCATGATCATATGCAAAACTTACTTCTGTTCCTGCATGAAGACACTTATTAAATAACTTGAACAGATAAAAAAGATGCCCCTTATCAAAGGGCAAATCGTTCTCTTTTATACCCCTACCATTAAATCTGAAAAAGTTACTCCATCGAGATGTCGCATTATCATTCCAAAGATAGTCTTCATATTTTTTAATGCTGGGACCCATGATGTAGTCCAAGTCAATACTTAAAATTCTCATTTGACCAAAGAGTTGTATTTTTCGGAGAGTTCTTCAGTGGGATCTGCAATGGTCAAGATTTTATCAGAACTAATCATATAGATTGACTGTTCACTTACACCAACCATCCAAGGAGATAAAGTTGAATCAGATATGTTCAAACGATATGGATTGATTAGTCTACAATCTGGTTCACCAATTTCAGCACCTACTTCTTCAATCTTTGCAAGAAGAACTACATTATTAGTTAGCAATATAACTTTCATTCTTCATCTCCTTCTGCTGGTTCATCAATCTCGGATGTAAACTCTTTTGGTTCATCAGCTTCAAAAGTATGACTCTCGTCAAGACTTAAATCTGATTCGGATGCACTGACGATATCCCTATCATAAAGTTCCAAAACCTTACTGATAGGAGTAAGCATAGAAACAACATAATCCGCTGGGATAGGAATGTTTAAATCTTTTGCTAGAGGAATCCAAGGAACCATCCTTACACGAAAATTATCATCATTATCAGAATCTATTTCTAGATCTACCAGGCATGGTCTGTTCAAGATATACCCAATTACTCTTGCATCTGCTCCTGGACCACTCATCCATTCTTTAATTCCACAAATAATTTGTTCACCCTCACGGGTCACAACTAGTCTAATGGTCATGATTATCTAAAAATAATTTTTACTTTTGCTGGTTCCACATGAGAATGGTTTCTACGAATACGACTGCAACCCGCAATGGGAAGAATTTTTCTTTCTGTGTACCATCCCCATTCATCATATTTAGTGACGTATTTGATCTTTCTACAACGCCTCCAATCGCTCCTCACCATCACATTATCCGATGGATATGTATAGATATGTCTATTTGAGATGAACCTAGGATGAGCGATAGCAGGAGTAGATACAAGGAGTGCTGCTGCAGCGATTAGGAATGACTTCATGGCGGAATGTCCTTAATGAACTTATTATAGAATAAAAAAAGAGGGGCGTCAACTGGATTGTGCCAGTTACCCCTCCGTCTGCGACGACGATATTCAATACTATTTATAGAAAATCTTTACGTTTATGTGCATCAGGAACTACTTTACCAAGTTCAACGCTCAGAAGCCCATCCTCAAAAGTAACTGATCTAACTTCCGTGTCTTCGCTAAGTGTCCACGAACGTGTAAACGACCGTTGAGCCACACCTTTGTGGACGTAGTTAGTTTCCGTCTCTTTATCTTCTTTTTGACCTTCAATAAAGAGTTTACCATCTTGTGTGTAGACATAGACTTCCTTCTTTTTAAATCCTGCTAATGCAATCTCCAACCGAGATGTAACATTATTTACCGTTACAAGATTATACGGCGGATAATTTGATGTAGTTTCATGTAGGTCGAAGATCCTATCGAAGTAATCTTCCATACCAATACTGTTCCTAGTGATGCGGTCCAACAACTGATTAATGTTGGCTGCATTGTACCTTGTTAGGTCTCCCATTTGATAGCTCCTTAAATAAGCGAGTTTATGTTGTGTGGACCCCGAAGGCATCCATAAGTATATAGTAGCACAGATACAAAAAAACGGGGTAGTGAACCCCGTAATATTTTATTCGGTTTTACGATATTCCAAGCAAATGGTTAAGTGAAGAAACTGTTTGATCTTTATATTTTATAGCAGTCGTCTTATAATTATTACCACAGGTAATTCCAGTTTCACCTTTCACATACTTATCAATCCAATAAAGTGCAAAAGGAACTGTACAATCTAATCCGTTAGATCTATTCCAATTAGTTTGTTTGTTTGGGAATCTCTTTTCTGTTTCCCATTCATGAATAATATGAGTAACTCCATCCCAGTCTTTTCCTCTACGAGATCCAGCAGCACGTTCATTAATAAAACCAAGAGCCTCGTTTAGAGTATCATTATCAGTTCCATATTTCTTAAGTGCCATAAGAGCAGCACAAACAAGTGCTTGATCCCAGTGAGAAGTTTTAGTGCAGATTTCATCAAACTTTTTAATTTCTTCTAAAAAAGCACCAACCTGGCCAGGAAGTTCAGATGTTTTAATATTTTGTTGATTCCACATCTCGGGGAAATAAAAATGACATGCTTTGTTCAGAGCACAAAGAATTTGTCCTTTGATCATTTTATCATTCTGCGGGGTGTATCGATACATTCCCTGCAAAATTCCATAAAGTTTTTCTTGATTTCTTTCTACACTATCAGGAGAATCAAAGGTGTTATAAGATTCACGAATCCTTTCACATGAAGGAAAAGAATACTCAATTACAAGTAAGTCTTTGGGAATACAATCAGATCCACCTCGAGCCCAGTTCAATGCCCGAGTATTAGAATCAATTCTCCAAAGATATCCAGCAGGATACTTCTTTCCAAAAAGTTCATCTTTTTCAGTCAGTTTAGCAACAAAAACAACACAATGTTCAGGAAGAAGTTTAGAAAGATGTTTTATTGCTTTGCTTAGGCGACCTTCAGTATTACGTTGACAGAATACTTCAGGAAGAGAAGAATATTCTTCATAAGGCATCCAATATGCATTGATATCTCCGCTCTCTTTAATGGGTAAGAAGGGCACAGTAGTCCCATCACTTCTTTTAACAGTCATAAATTACCTCGGTGTAAATACGAAAAACCACTAACCAAAAGGAGGTTGTGGGAGGTTATTCGGATATTGTAAACCAAAAAACCCAGGAGGTCAAACACTCCTGGGTCTAGTGTTAGGATATCGTAATTTTACGATTTCTTCTTACTGCCAATGCTATATTTAGTTTCTAGTATCCAACTTGGCTTGTCTCGGAATGAGAGAACTTTGATTTGATTGAGAGGTGCGATATCAAGGACATCATCTTCTCTGACGATGGTCACAAGTCCCCAGTCAGAAAGAAGTCTTGCAATACGATTCCTACGTTGCACATCATTTATAGTAAGGTTAGCATGTTTGCCGTCTAGCGCAAACAACTCTTTAAAGTGAGTGATGTAATACTTTCCTTGCTTATGCAAAATATGGCAACTCTGATAGAGTTTCTTTTCCTTTCTCGATGCGACTCCTATACGAGTGAGTGTTTCCCGAACCTTCAAGAAATCATCTGGTTCATTGAGCACTACCTCAACCATCATATCAGGAGACCAATTTACTTGTGGTTCAACAGTTTGATTAGTCATTTTCTACCGCCAGTTTCAAGTCGTTGTTTTATGAATTTAATTTGTTCACTAGATAAAATCCTCAATGCTTGCAATGCTTTTTCAGTACTATAACCATAGTATTTCTTAACACATTCTAAATCATCTATTTTATCCTTACGGAGCCAAGGAGAGAATCTCTTTTTTTTCCTCAAACTATTTAGATAAAATGAATATTGCATATCTTTGTCTAACTGATGATTCTTGTTCATCTCATTAGCAAACATAATACAATCAAGATGACCTGCAAGACATTTATTTACAATGAACGGCGGATAATTTTTGATATTCTCTGGGTCTTCTTTGACCAGATCGTTTTTATTGAAGTTGATAGAGTTGAGCCAGTCTTTGAGTTCCATTATGAAAGTGATACTTGAAATATCGTTGTAAATATAGTTAATAGTTCTAAGTTAGCTTCAGGAAGTTTTGGAAGATCATACTTTTTCTTTATATATTCATATGATTGTACCAATGTTTCTTCTTCTGTTACTCTCTCTTGACGAATTTGTATTAATTCTTCTAATGGCCAAAACCAACAAACTTCGCAATTTATATTCTTTGCTACTTTAGAAGACATTTCCGCCATTTGAGTAATTGGTTCTTCCTCGTAATGGTCCATTAAAAGCACATCACATTCACCAACGTATTCATTAGCATCAACATGAATGACTTCTGCATATTCAAATAGATCTGGATTATTTTCTTTATGGTAATCAATGAGTTTCAAATTTTTTTCCAGAATAGTTAGTTTGGTAACTTCTTTCTTGTTAAGTAACCAATTCTCCCTAACACCCAGTCCAAGTCCTGTAGTGAGAGTATGTCCTCTAGCAAGCCAATAATGTGAAAATATTCCACCACTAGATAATGTTGTAGGAAGATACTGCCTCAACCATCGTCTACCATCAATGTATAGTAAAACTTCTCCCTCAGAGTATTCAATTGCTCTGTTAGGATGATCTTCGACATCCAGTGACTTCATAAGGTCAGATTTATCTCTAACGAAAATATCAACTTTGTTTTTATGATACTCTACAAATTTAGGTTCTGAGTAATTAAAGTAGTCGAAGATTTTAGTAAACTCTGCTTTCATTTTTATAGTTAAATAATAGTAACTCTTTACGTTCTTTCTGTTCTCTCATGTACTCTCCCACGGATCGCATGGTGTAGGTGAGGTCGAACTCTCCCGTTTGATAGTCTTTAAATCGTTCTTTAATAAGTTGAGAC